CTAGCTGACACCAGTCCTGTCAGCTTCTCTTAGGGGCCCTACATGGGGCCCCTCTTTGTTCCTATGGAACTTATGCCGTCCTCGGCATCCTATTAGCCGTGCCGTGTGGTATTACTTTTGCTCTGCTCTCAAGTTCTCTCTCCCCCCCGGCCCGGCTTCTTATCTTACTCTTTTCTTACTCTTGGCGGCCCTTCCTTGGGGGCCGCCTCTTGCGCGCCTTCCCTGGGGCGCGCTCTTATCTTTGTTTGGGTGCATTCCTTGCACACAAACTTTTTAGTCCTATACTCACTTTAATGCCTGCTTTGCAGGAACCGCATGCGTAGCGATGCGCTTTTTCCTATAATTGTTGGACACCTCTTGCAAGGAGTTTTTATGTCCGGTCCAAGTCTGTCCCTTCCTTCCGCTCTCAGCCATGATTTTGCTCGCATTCAATCCCCTCAAAATCCTCGTTCATCTTTCGACCGCACTTTCACGCGCAAAACTACTTTCGCTCCTGGGCTTCTCATTCCTGTCTACGTTGATGAAATCCTTCCTGGTGATACAATCAACATGGACGCCAATTACGTCGCACGTGTTTCGACACTTCTTCATCCTATTATGGATAATCTCCATCTCGATGTTTTTTGGTTCTTCGCTCCCAATCGTATACTTTGGGATAACTGGCAACGCTTCAATGGCGAACGTACTGACCCTACTCAATCAATCGATTTGACTATTCCTATCGTCGATGGTGACCCCATGGCTATCACCGCATTTTCGATGGGTGACTATTTCGGTCTTCCTGTCGCGTCATACGATTCTCCTTCCAAGGTCAACGCTCTTCCTTTCCGGATGTATAACCTCATTTTCAACGAATGGTTTCGAGACCAAAATCTTCAAGATTCTCTCATACAGAATACGGACGACGGTCCTGATAATCTTTCTGATTACAATCTGCAACGTCGTGGCAAGCGCCACGACTATTTTACCTCTGCTCTTCCCTGGCCTCAAAAGGGTGATGCTGTCTCTCTTCCTCTCGGTGTGTCTGCTCCTGTTGTCGGTACGGGTATGGTTCTTGGCTTGGCTGATGGTACCGATTCTCGTGGTCTCATTGGTGCTAGTGGCACCAATCAACTCTGGGCCAATCCTGCTGCTTATGGCGACCCTGTCGGATCCGGCCAAAGTTCTGGCCTCAATTTCAATGCTACATGGGGCGTTGGTGTTACTGGCGACCCTACCCGTTCTGGTCTTCGTGCGGACCTCACTGGCGCTACGGCTGCTACGGTCAATGACCTTCGGGAGGCAATAGCGATTCAGCAACTTCTCGAGCTTGATGCACGCGGTGGTACTCGCTATGTTGAGCAACTCAAATCCATGTGGGGGGTTACTGTCCCTGACTTTCGTCTCCAGCGTCCTGAGTACTTGGGCGGCTCCTCCGAGCGCATGGGTATTCATGCTGTTGCTCAAACTGCGCCTGGCGAGGCTGGCGCGACTCCTATGTCTACTCTCTCGGCCTTCGGCCAGATTCAATCCAAGTCTGGATTTTCTCATTCATTCGTTGAGCACGGTTATATCATGTGCATTGTCAATGTTCGTGCGGACCTTACTTATCAGCAGGGTCTGCACAAGATGTGGACTCGTCAAACTCGTTACGATTTTTATCAACCCCCCTTAGCTCATCTCGGCGAACAGCCTATTTTGAATCAAGAAATTTATTTCCAAAATCTTCCTGCCGATGACCTTGTGTTCGGTTGGCAGGAACGTTGGGCGGAGTATCGTTACGCTCAAAACCTCGTAACCGCCGCGTTTCGTTCTTCGTTTGCTCAGACTCTCGATTCTTGGCATTTGGCTTTGAATTTTCCTGCTCTTCCCGACTTGGAGAGCGGCTTTATTCCTGACCGTCCTCCTGTGGATCGGGTTACGGCCGTGACCGAAGCAGGTACCGCGGCCAACTATCAATTTCTGATGGACATGTACGCGTCTGCCCGTTGGGCTCGTATCATGCCTGTCTATTCCACTCCCGGCCTCGAGCGTCTCTGATGCCACTACCCGCTATGGTTCTTCCTGCCGCCATAATGGGCGGTGCCTCTTTGGCTGGCAATATTGCATCTTCTGCTTTCGGCATGTGGCAGGCCGATAAGCAGATGCGTTTTCAGCGTGATATGAGTAACACTGCACATCAACGTGAGGTCGAGGACCTCGGAAAGGCTGGTCTCAATCCTGTATTATCTGCTAAGCTTGGTGGTGCCTCTTCCCCTCCTGGTGCCTCTGCCCCTAGCCCTGATTTCAGTAATAGTGCTAGAGCTGCGCAAGAGGCGATGAACCTGCAATCCAATACCGCGTTACAGCAAGCGCAAGCGCGCAATCTGGATACTCAGTCTTTGGATACAGTTGTTACGCAACAGGCTCGTATTGACCAGTTGCTTGCCCAGGCCCATTCCGCTCTTGAGTCCGGTAATCTTTCTGCTGCAAATAAGGATTCTATTCGTGAGCAAATCAAATCTCTCGTTTATCAGCGAGCGTTACTGAAGTCACAGTCCGAGCATTCTGCATTAGGCTTGTCTAAGGCGGAACGTCAGTCCGAATTTTACAAGGGTCCTCTTGGTAAGTCTGCGACTATGCGTAGCGAACTCGGCAAACTTCCCGGTGCTGCTTCTTCCGCTTACGAGGCTGCTACTTACATCGGTAATAAATACGACCGTTGGCGCCGCAATCGTCAGGAGCGCCGCCGCGAGATGGAACGCAATCATCCTCCTCCTGGCGGTGGTGAGTGGTAATATCTATATTGGTTGTGAAGGGAGGTGATACAAATGGCAATGCGCAAACCCATGACACGTCGTCAGTCCGACCGGTCTTTTTCTCGCGGCGCGAAAACCCATCCGCGCAATTTCGCGACCGCAATGCGCGGTGGATATCGTATGTAATCGGTGGACCTTTCCGCGTCGTCTCTTAACCTTGCCCGGCCTAATCAGCCGGGCATTTTTTATGGGGGATTTTGTGCCATGCTACCATCCTATATTCATGTCTCGATCCGTCAAGGGTCCTCGTCTTGACACGGGTCGCGTTCCTCTCACTACTCGTCTTACTGGTGGTAAGCGTATCGCTTTACCGTGTGGCCGTTGTGTTGGCTGCCGTCTTGAACGTTCTCGTCAATGGGCTTCGAGGATTCTTCTCGAGACTCAAAGTCACGAGTCAAATCTGTTTCTTACTCTAACTTATCGCGATGATGCCTTAACCTATGGAGTCTCACCTGATGGCGTTCAAACCTCACACGGCGTTCTTAATCCTCGTCATCTGGAATTGTTTTGGAAGCGCCTACGCAAGTGGTTCCGACGTCGTATCGGATATTATGCCTGCGGTGAATACGGTGATAAATCTTCTCGCCCTCACTATCATGCCTGTGTTTTTGGTCTTGCTTTCGAAGACAAGACAATATTCGAAATTACGAATGGCAATACTCTGTATCATTCTCGCACTCTTGACAGTCTGTGGACTCACGGCAACTGTTATTTTGGTGATGTTACTTTTGAAAGTGCGGCTTACGTAGCTAGGTATTGTATGAAGAAGTCTATGGGAAAGGACAAGGTCCGCTATGAACGTGATGGAATCGTTCCTGAGTTTGCTCGTATGTCTCGTCGTCCTGCAATCGGTAAGAATTGGTTTGAAAAATTTGGCTCCGATGTTTTTCCTGCTGATATTCTTGTGGTTCGCGGTGTTGCTTGCAAGCCTCCCCGTTATTTTTTCGATTTACTTTCGCGTGCGAATCTGAACATCGCAGATGACGTGAAAATGGAGCGTCTTGCTAAGGCTAAGGAATATGAGTCCGAATCCGACCGCAAACGTTTGATGGCTCGTGAGAAAGTTAAACTTTCTGCAATTAAAAGTTTGACAAGACGGTTGGATTAACTATATTATGTTATAGGAGGTGTTTATGGCTTTGTCATTTGAGCGTTATAAGGCTGAAATCATGGATGAGTTTTCAAAGGAGGAAATGTTTCAGTATATCATGTATTTGGCTCCTGTTTCTCATCTCCAAGAAAACCGCGAATATTACCAAATGCAATCGGCTCGTAGACAACTTCTTATGCATCGCTCCAAATCCAAATTCCCCGAAAGGACCTAGATGAAACTCTATTCCGTGTTTGACAAGCGCGCCGGTATTTACGGTGCGCTCTTTACGGCTCACAATGATGGCGATGCTTCGCGGTCGGTCATTGTTGGCATTCGCGCGAATCAGGTAATGTTCGCGCGTTTTCCGGAGGACTACTCTCTCTACTATATCGGCGAGTTTTCGGAGAAAACCGCTGAACTCAACCAGGAATCACCTCGTCCGGTCGCGGAACTCGCGGCCCTTAAGGAAGCCGATGATGGAAAACAAGAATGACCCTCACGCTCGCAAGAGCACCGTGCAACAGCATCCTGCTCAGGAGCATAACATTAACACCATTATGGCTCGTCATCTCAAGAGCCCTAATCGTATGCTCCCTCCTGGCAATCCTGCCGCTACTCTTCAGCCTCGTTTCGAGGCCATGCCATCGATGACCTATCATGAGATGTTGAATAAGGTCACGGATATTCGGATGCGCTTCGCGCAACTTTCCGCGTCTATTCGGCGGAAATTCCGCAATGATCCTTATCAGCTTTTTCGCTTCATGGAAGATCCTCAGAATCGCATGGAATGCGTTCGTCTCGGCATCGTCCATCCAACGGAGGACGAATATCATGCCGTTCTCGTTGAGCAGGAAGCTGCTCGTAATCTCGCGTTGGCTAAGGCCCAGGAAGCTCTGGGCCAAATCAACGCTTTTCCTCGTCCGGCTCCTTTGCCGGCCGAAGAGACGGGATTTCTCCGTCCTCAATCCAAGGGAGGCCCGAAGGAGCCTCCCGCTTCATAGCACACTTTCTCTCTCGATGTAAGTGTGCTAGCTGACACCAGTCCTGTCAGCTTCTCTTAGGGGCCCTACATGGGGCCCCTCTTTGTTCCTATGGAACTTATGCCGTCCTCGGCATCCTATTAGCCGTGCCGTGTGGTATTACTTTTGC